ACACTGTGTCACGAACAGGGACCCGAAAAGTCGGAGCACCATCCCTTACCAGCACAGACCGGATCCCGCGTTACTCCTTAGCATCGTCGGTGACGTCTTTCCGCTGACTTTTAATCCGCAGGTCGTCAGTTCGAATCTGACGGGGCCCACCTTCGGCGGCGCTCGACGCTGCGTCCTCAACACCCTCGGTCGGGCCTCCCGGTCGAGGACTGTTTGCAGGCCCCCCTACTAGCTCGGTCACAGAAACGCGAAAGTAACCGGCCATGACGTCCAGCTCGTCGACGTCGAAGGGAATCAGCCCACGCAGACGCTTGCTCACTTGCGTCTGCGTGACGCCGAGGACGTCGGCCAGTTTCGTCTGGTTCACGTTGTAGCGGCCCATCAGCGCGCGCACTTCTGCGGCGACGGCCGTACGTAGCGGCGTGCGTCGCGGGAACTCGATAACAGCGGTCATGCGGTGATGCTAGAGCCTCTCAGCAGCGATTACAACATGAGCCACTAATGACAGCTACCTAACTAGCTCTCAGTGCTTGACACACTAGCGGCCAATGCACTAGAACTGAGTCGTGACTACTACACCCAGCGCGGAGGTCGGCAGGAAAGTCCGCGCCGCCTTGGCGTACGCAGGCATCAGCCAGACCCAGTTGGCCGAACACCTCGGCACCAACCAAGCATCAGTGTCGGCGCGCCTTCGTGGGCGTACGCCGTTCAACATCAACGAACTGACAGCGATTGCCCAACGCCTCAACGTGCCGCTGTCGGACCTCATGCCGTCCGAAGTGGTCGCAGCATGAGTGCCTACCAGCCGTTCGATCTTCCGCCGAACATGGCCCCGATGAGCGCCGAGAAGAGCGTGCTGAGCGAGCACCGCTGCCGCTGTGACGAGTGCGCGGCGGAACGCACCGCGAAACAGCGGCGGGAACAGGCGCGGCGCCTCGCCGGGCGGGAACTGATCGCCGGTCGGCTGGTGCATCCGCTGGCTGTGCACGGCACCACGGGCGCCTACACGCACTGGGGTTGCCGGTGCACCCAGTGCCGCGAGGCGGCGATGGATGCCCAGCGCGCCAAGCGGGCCTCATGAAGGCCGCCGACCCCCCTATCCGCACGGACCCACACAAAAGCCCCCGGTGCATGAACACCGAGGGCACGACCACAAGGGAGAGCAGCTCCGTGATCAACACAGAGAATAACCCACCCGTCCACCAGCCTCGTGAGCGTGCCTGCGCCTGCCGCGACTGCGGTGTGCGCGTCACCGGCCGCCGGGTCGAGCCGCGCACGATGACCTGGAACCCGTCCGGCCTGTGTGATCGCCACGAGGCGCAGCAGGCGGTACGCCCACCTCCGCGGTCAACCCCCGACACGCCACGAGTGATCGGCGTGATCTGGCTCGTCGTTCACAAGGCGCCGAACCGCCGCAACCGCCGGCATGTCAGGCGCCGAACCGCCGGCCCAACCTTCTACATCCCCAAGGCCCAGCAGCAGCCTGCTGTGAACCGGCCAGTCGTGCGAAAGAAGGCCACCGCATGAGCGCCTACGGCGACGCCCAACGGCGTCACCCGTCCCAGTGGCCAGCCACGCCGTGCTCCACCGACTTCACCCACGCCGACGAGCTCGAAGCGTGGGCCGAGTGGTTCGCCGAGTTTGGCCATGAGGTGGAGATACCGCCTGCGCCGCGTCCGGCGCGTCGGTCCAATGTGCTCACGACCGTGGCCGTGTGCCTGGTGGTCGAGTCTCTGATCATCCTCGGCATCTTGGCGGTGGTCTACCGATGACCGAGTACCGCGTTACCTGGCACATCTGGCGTACCCGCCGCCGTGAAGGTGTGCGCCTGTCTTGGGCGAAAGCGCGGGAGTGCGCAGCTATCGGCCAGTACCTGGCGCTTGTCTGCGAGGCGGCGGTATGACCGCCCGGGCGTACGTCGGCGGCGACCTGGAGATCACCGACCTGTGCCGTGATCGGGTCATGTACCCGCCCAGCGCCGAGCGTTCGTACTGGCTCGCCACCGGCGTCGAAGACGCGTACGACTACTGGCTGACCGACGACGAGATCACCGTACAGGCGGTCCGACCGTCCTCCCTCTGCGACGACTGCGACCGCGAGGCGCTACCAGGCAACGACCTCTGCGCGGTGCACGCCGACGAGGTGGCCGAGACGGATGAGGCCTACAACAGCTGGCTTGATCTGAAACTAGGTGTGCTGTGATCCCCCTCGAAGCACAGCTGATGGCCGCCATCGACGCCTGGCTTTGGCGACACCCAACGGCGGCCACGATCGTCGGCGTCGGCGGTCTGTGGCTGCTCATCTTCCTGTTCTTCGCAGCCATTGCGTTCGGCCGGTGAGCGCGGTGAAGGTCCAGTGGGCCACTCGACGCCTCGACGACGCCCTGTTCTCGAGGATCGTGCGCCTGCCGCGCGAGGACGGGCAGTGGTCCGAGCCGACGCGCCTCGTCGCGGTGTGCACGTACTGGGGCGGCCGCATCACAGTCACGCACTGCAACCACGGCGGGACCGTCACCGAGTCGCTGTCACCCGAGCTGGCGCAGCGTGGCGCCCTCGTCGAGGTGACGGCATGACTCCTCTGCCCCGAGCCGCCCGTTGCCGTTCGTGCTCCGAGCCGATCATGTTCGTCACCGGCCCCAAGGGCACGCACCTGCCCGTCGAGGTGCGCCCGTCTGCCAGCGGCAACATCGTCCTCGCGCACGACGGCAAGCACTGGAACGCCGGGGTGCTCACACCCGGCCAGGCGGCCGGCGCTCGCGCGGATGGGCAAAACACCTACCTCTCTCACTTCGCTACCTGCCGTGCTGCTGAGGCCCACCGCAAGCGGGCGCAGCGCGCCGCCATTCGATCGAGGAGCAAGCGATGACGAGTCCAACCGAGCCGAGCGCTGACCTACGGCAGATGGCGTCCGTGACTCGCCAGGTCTACATCGCATTGACGAACGAAGGCTTCACCGAGCAGCAGGCACTCATCATCGTCGGGCAGATCATTTCCTCCGCTTCCGGTGGTGATTCCAAGTGACCGCGCCCCGGGTGCTCGCCCAGATCGACGAGGACTGGTACGCCTGGACCTTCGACCACTGCATCGTCTGCGGTGAGCCTGCCGTCTTTCACGGCTACGTGCGCCTCTTCGAGCCTGCGCTGGGGCTCCTACTGAGGGGCGCCAACCGCTACCGCACCACCTGGGTGCGTGCCGGGTGGTGCGAGGACGAGGGTTGCGTGGCCGACCGCATGGACACCACCTACCTGCCCCGCGAACGAGCCGACGAGATCGCAGCCAACCTCGCCGCCGCCGTGCACCGGGCCGAGCGGGAAGCAGTCCCCCCGAATCAAGGAGAGCAGTAATGCACACCGGCAATCACCACTACGGCCCTACCGAGCAACTCGACTCCCTGGTGGGCCGCACCATCCGAGGTATCTACATGGGCGAGGAAACCATCGTGTTCGTGACCGATGCTGAGCCGGTGGCGTTCACCGTCTATGGAGATTGCTGCTCACACAGCTACTTCTATGACTTCTACGGCGTGAGTCACCTGCTCGACAACGGGCCGATCATCGCATGGGAAGCGGTCGCCCTCGACCCGGGTGACCCCGGCTATGTCACGGAGGATAACAAGGACAACCGAGCCGGGGATTACGGCGCCGACCAGGTCGTTTGCTACGGCTACCGCTTCACGACTGTGCATCCCATGTTCGGCGAGGTGTCGTCGGTGTTCAGCTTCCGCAACGACTCGAACGGCTACTACGGCGGCGACCTCGCAGACTGCGAGACCCCCGACGATCTGGGCACGCTCAAGTTGCTCACCAAAGACGAGGTGGGTTGATCGTGGCCGCGCCGACGCTGCTGCCGACCGACCGCCGTGAGCGTGGTGCGCTGTGCGAGAACAGCGCTCAGCGCGGCCTGGAAGCCGTCACCATGGTGCGCGACGAAGATCCTGCCTCAGTGTGGCGGTGGCTGGACACCTTCTCCCGTACCGAGCTGCACGTCATGTGCATCGCCCTGGCCGCGATGATCTCCGACCAGTCCAACCCGCGCGAGCTGCTCGACTGGACCTACAGGCTCGTGGACGGGACGCCGTCATGATCGCCGACTTCGGGATTCCTCCAGCCTGTGAGGGTGGCGTGTCCGGGCACTGCGGTGCCGGGCACCACGGGCAGTGCGCTCACCGGCTCGGCGGTCTCCAGCAACACGGCTCGTGGTGGCCGGAGTGCTACGTGAGCATCGGCCTCAATGGCGGTGTGCCGCAGTCGCTGCCGATGGTGGTGCGCCCGTCGCACGTGTGGCGCTGCTCGTGCGACTGCCACTGCGACGCCGAGCCGACCGACCTGCTCGAGTTGCTGTCGCTGGGTGGTGCCGTATGACTGCTCGCCGTCACCCCTGCCCCGGTGGCTGCGGGCGCATGCCGCTCGTCCGCACCGTCACCTGCGCTGACTGCCGGGCCACGCTGCCCGCCGAGCTGCGACGCGCCGTCGAAGCCACCGCGGGCAAGCCAGCCGGATCGTCCTCACGGCGCGCGGCATCCCGGGCTGCCGCTGAGTTTCTGCAACGGAGGCGAGTGTCGTGACCACCACCGAAGTTGTGATCGAGCCCGACGTCGACGGCTGGACGTTGGCGTGCCTGGATTTCGTGCCGCCTTGTGATGTAGGCCGGGGGGGCGGGCCTCACCCAGTATGCGAACGGTCCGCCGTGTGGGTGATGCGGATACTCGAACCGCCTTGTGCACATCAGCACCCCTTCCTGTGGTGCCAGCTGCACAAAGTGCAAATGATGGCCTCCCTCACCTCTTACGTCCGTGTCCAATGCGCGCACTGCGCCGCACCCATTACCCCGACAAGCATCTGCTGGCAGCGTCTCCGATGAGCGCCGACATGCTGACTCTGCCCGAGCTCGCCGAGCACTTGGGGTGCTCAGTGCGAACGTTGCACCGCCGCCGTACCGCAGCCGGGCCAGGCGCGCCGCACGGCACCCGCATGGGCCGGCGCCTGCACTTCCCCCGCACCGCGGTCGAGTCATGGGCAGGGGAGCATCTGGTAAGCACCCGCGCACGTTCGGACGGGCTTACTGGGGTGTTGCTCGATCACGTCGTCGAGCCGGGATCGTCGGAGTGGCTCACGAGGATGTCGGCGAGCAAGATCGCGGCCGTCGTCGGGCTGAGCCCGTACGAGTCGCGGTTCAGCCTTTGGCACCACATGGCCGGCCTCACCGCACCCGTCGATGAGTCCGACGAGATGCGCCGCGGCCACTACCTCGAGCCAGCCATCGCTGCATGGTTCGCCGACCAGTACCCGACGTGGCGCGTCGATCGGACAGGCACGTGGATCGCCTCCGACGCCGGGTGGCAGTCGGCCAATCCCGACCGCCTGGTCACCCGCGAGGACGGCACCGCGACATTGCTTCAATGCAAGACCGACGCCGACGTCGACGCCTGGGGACCGGCCGGGACGGAGGAGATCCCGCCCGGATATCGCGCGCAGGTCATGTGGGAGATGCTGGTCACCGGCGCCCGGGAGTGCCACGTCGCCGTGCTGCTGTCCTACCTCAGCTTCCGCGAGTACCTCATCACCTACGACCCAGCCGAAGCCGAGCAGCTCGTCACCGCGGCAGCCGAGTTCATGGCCTCACTACCCAACGGATCCGCACCGCGCCGACCGAGCCTCGACGACCATGCTGCGACGTATCAGGCGGTGCGCGAGTTGCACCCCGACATCGACGGTTCCGACGCACCGATCGCCGCCGAGCTCGCCATCGAGTACCTCGCCTCAAAAGCGGACGAGAAAGCGGCCAAGGCGCGAGCCCAAGGCGCCACCACCGCTGTGCTCGACGCCATGGGCACCGCCAAGACAGCGCTCACCCAAGACGGCGAGAAGGTCGCCATCCGCGTTCCCGGCCGTGGTGACAACCCGCCATCGCTTCGAGCAGCCAAGCAATCCACCACCAACCAGAAAGCCGCGTGATCCCGTTGACCACCACCACCCAAGCCATCGCCGAACAAGAGCGTTCCACGGTGAACCTGATCCCCCAGTACCGAGAAGAGTTCTCCGAGGTACTGCCCGACCACGTGAAGGCAGTTACCTTCGTCCGTCTCGCTCAGGCCGCGCTGCGCAAGAGCCCGGACCTCCTGAAGGCTGCGAACAACGACCCCGGCAGCCTGATCTACGCCCTACGCGAGGCCGCTCGGCTCGGTCACGAACCGGGCACCGAGGCCTTCTATCTCGTCCCCATGGGCGGCAAGGTGGAGGGTTGGGAGGGTTATCGCGGAGTCGTGGAACGCATGTATCGCGCCGGTGCCGTCAGTAGCGTCAAGGCCGAGGTGGTCTGCGCCAACGACACGTTCGAGTACGACCCCGCCGAGGATGCTCGCCCGCACCACAAAGTGTCTTGGTTCACCGACCGTGGCGAGATCATCGGCGCGTGGGCCTTCGCCGAGATGAAGGCCGGCGGTACGTCCAAGGTGGTCGTCATCGGCAAGGCGGACATTGACGCCACCATGGCTATGTCCAAGAGTTCGGGTCGCGCCGACTCGCCGTGGCGGAAGTGGCGCAAGTCCATGGTCCTGAAGACCGTGATCCACCGCCTGGAGCCGTTCGTGCCCACCTCGTCGGAGTACATCCGCGAGCAGCTGCGCGCCGTCCGCGATGTGCAGAACGAGCAGCCCGTGCCAGCGCAGGCCGAGGCGGTGAGCGCACCGCAGATCACCGACGTGAGCCACCTGGAAGAAGTGGACGCCGATTACGTCGACGGTGAGCTCGTAGAGATGCACCCCGACGACATCGCCGCCAACCGGCAGGAGAGCTGACGTGATGAACCTGCCCTACCAAGTCACCGCACGTCTACCCATCGGCGCGGGCGCGGGCGTTGTCGAACTTCGCGCCCACTCCTCGATCTTCGGCCCGTCTGAACTCAAACAGACACTGGCTGCCCACGCCGCACGCGAGCTAGCCCGCGACCTGTTGGCCGCGGCTGAGCTCGTCGACGCCCACGCCGCAACCGACGACCCCGAATCCAACACCAAGGAGAACTCCTGACATGCCCACCGCCACCGCCACCTACACCGGCACTGAGCCCCTCATTGAAGCCAGCCGCGTCAAGTTCGCCGGCATGTCCTCCGACAGCCTCGAAGATCCGCCGAAGCTCGACGAAGCCCGCACCTACACCGTCCAGGCCACCTGCACCGCCATCACCCGGGAGCGGATGAAGGACGGCGAGATGCGCCTGGTCGCCAAGATGCAGGTCGACGAACTGTGGGAAGGCACCGGGCCGAAACCGGCCGCCGAGTCCGAGCCCGGCTTGTTCGACGAGGACGACGACGGAAGCTGGGACGAGGACGACACCAGCCACGACACCACTGGGCCATTGCCGCTCAAGTCTGTGGCCGATCCGTTCGGTGGCAAGGGATGAACGACTGGACGGTGGAGGATGCGCGGCAGGCGGCGGCGAGGGAGCTACGCCGTTACGCCGACACGCTGTGCCCGCCTGATCCACCCGAGACGGTGGAGTCGTTGCGTGAAGCGGTGGACGCGGAGCACGCCGCGTGGCTGAGCGCAGAGAATGCTGTGGCTGAGGCCAACGCAGAGCTTGTCAAGGTTCGCGCCGAGCGGGATGGTGCCCGCGTCTCGGCGGGCAGGTACCTCGCCGCACTTCAAGAGTCTGAGGAGTTGGCGGAGAAGCTCAGCGAAGCCGCGCACGCGCGCTGGCGCGTGCTGCGCCACGGCCTCGCTGAGCGCGATAAAGCCGAAGCCGAGCGCGACAAGGCCAACGCCGAGCTGGCCCGTCTCCTCGTCCTGATGCGGGCCGCTACCGCCACGCCCCGTGAGCACTGGCTTGGTGGGGATCACTCGAACCAGCCGCCGTGGGCCGGTGCCGAGTGAACGAGGACTGTGACCACGACTGGGTGGCCATCGATGAAGCAGACGGTGTCGCCTACCTGGAGTGCACCAAGTGCCACGAGGAAGAGCAGGAAGCGCTGTGAGCACTCATGGCTGACACCGTGCGATCTATCCGCCCCGGGGCCCTGTGCGCTCGCTGCCTGGACCCCGTCGAGCACCACGGCCGGGTACCGAACGGCACACCACGTAGAGCCGCAGCCACGTGCTGGACCGGCGCAGAGGGGCAGCAGGTGTGGAGCGAGAAGCGACAGACGTGCCCCTGCGCCGGGTTCGTGGTCGGCGGAGAGGAGCTGCTCGATGCCTGAGTGGAAAGGGAGACGAAATGGCCGTAAGCAAGCGCGTCCGCTACGAGGTGCTGCGCCGAGACAACTTCGCGTGCCGATACTGCGGCGGGAAAGCACCCGACGTTGCCCTCACGGTCGATCACGTAGTGCCGGTGGCGCTCGGTGGCTCCGACGATCCGAGCAATCTGGTTACTGCGTGCGGGCCGTGTAACAGCGGTAAGACATCAACCCAGCCCGATGCCCCACTGGTGGCCGACGTAGCGCAGGACGCGCTTCGGTGGGCAGCAGCGATGACGCAGGCAGCCGAGATTGAGCGGCGGTCAAGGGCGGAATACTGCGAGTTCTTCAACGCGTTCATCGACATGATCTGCGAGACCATTCGAATGCCGGGACATGCCGTCCCTGCCCTCGCCCTAGAGGACGGCGAAGAGATGCGGCGCACCGTCCGCCAATTCCAGCAACTCGGCCTCGATCTGGACGATCTGACGTTCTCGTTCCGCAAGGCTTCCAGCAACGCTCGGCTCAACGAGGAACACGTGTGGCGCTACTTCTGCGGCGTCACATGGCGACTCCTAGAGGACCGCCAGCAAGCCGCCCGGGCACTGATCGACAGCGACCAGGAGGGGAGCTGAGTGGCCTGGTTCAAGGTGGACGACAACCTCCACTCGCACGAGAAGGCGCGCAAGGCTGGACTCGCCGCGATGGGACTTTGGGCTGTATCTGGCTCACATTCTGGTGCGTATTTGGCCGAAGGTTGGGTGCCTCGGTGGTACGTCGCCGGGTGGCCGTCTGGCATCAAATTGGCAGCGAAACTGGTTGCCGCTGGCTTGTGGATAGAGGACGGCGACGGGTGGCGCTTTCACCAGTGGGACGAGAGAAACCCCAGCAAGCAGCAGGTGGAGGCCGACCGCATGGCAGCACGTGAGCGACAGAAGCGAGCCCGTGACAGTAAGCGTGAGTCACGGCGTGACAGCGACGTGACTAACGGCGTGAGTAACGCTGTGACTTCGGCTGCCCCGACCCGACCCGACCCGTTCCTTAGTGATAGTTACCTTGGGGGGGAATCTCTAGACAGCAGCGGCGCGAGCCAAAAACCCCCACCCCCAGAAATCGATCCGAGCAACCCCCGGTGCATCGACCACCGGCACATCGGAGCGACCGAGCGCGGCCCGAGCTGCGCCGCCTGCGGCCGGGTCCGCGAGCTTGCCGAACGCCAAGTCGTCGACGCCAAGCAGGGCCGAGCCGACGCGGCCCGACGACGCCAGTCCGCGATCGACGCGTGCCCTTGGTGCGACATCGCTGGCTGGCTGCCTGAGCAAACCGAACGCGGAGTCGTGCGGTGTGACCACGTTCACGACCCTGCTCAGCAGCTCGCCGAGGCGGTGGCATCATGAGTAGCCTGCAGCTCGAAATGGCCCGAGCCCGAGCCCTGCGCGTCCTGTGCCCCTACTGCCACGCCGCCCCCGACGACCCCTGCCGTGATCCACGTACTGGCAAGGTGATCGAACACCAAGCTGCGCACCTGCGGCGCATCCGCATCGGCGACGTCGAGGCCGCCCAGTGACCGGCTGCGTGTTCGTCCCAGGCGTCCCGGTCCCGCAGGGCTCCGCCCGGGCCTTCGTCGTCGGCAAGCGTGCCATCGTCACCGGGGCGAACCCCAAGACGAACCCGTGGCGAGCCGACGTCGCCGCCGGTGTCCGCTCAGCCATCGGAACGCAGATCGTGCACCCTACCGGCGCCGTGGCTGTCGAGCTGCGGTTCGTCATGCCGAGGCGCAAGTCCGAGCCCAAGCGGATCACGCCGGCGCACACCCGCAAGCCGGATCTGGATAAACTCGCCCGCGCTCTGTGTGACGCGCTTACCGGATTGATATTCACCGACGACAGCCAAGTCACTGAACTGATTACCTCGAAACGTACGGCTGCGATTGGTGAGCAGCCGGGGGTCGCCGTCAAATGGAGGAGCGCATGAGAAAGCCTTGCTCGATCAACGGGTGCGAGAAGCCCTCGGCTGGGCGCGGCTGGTGCTCAACGCACTGGCTTCGTTGGCGCAAGCATGGTAATCCGAACTACCTTGCGCCATTGCCTCCGCAATGCCGTCCCCAGCACATCGGTTGCAGGGCCGATGAATGCGGTAGGCCCCATCACGCGCAGGGCTGGTGCTCCATGCACGCCGCAAGAGTTAAGAAATCGGGCGACCCGAATGTTGTTGGTCCTCGACACCCCGGACGCAAGCGCTTGGAGCGGCCGTCATACGACGGGGCGCACAAGCGCGTATCAAGGGAACGCGGAAGGGCGATCGGGCACATCTGCGCCGATTGCGGATCTCGGGCCGATGAGTGGTCATACGACGGCTCAAGTTCGGAAGAGTTGGCAACGACGACCCGGAAGGGCGAAACGCTCGCGTATTCAGCCAATCCTGCGGACTACTCGCCCCGGTGTCGCCCATGCCACCGCCGACTGGATCGGTCACTGATTCGCGCGCGTGACCACATGGGCCGATGGTCGGCATGATGTGCACTGTGACCGAGCTGCTCGCAGCCAAGCGCACTGCCGCCATCGGCGAGCAACCCGGCGTGCTGATCCGCTGGGCGCCGGTAAGCGTCCGGGCGCTGACCCCGTGGCCACAAGAGGTCTCCGCAGGTGGCTAAGCACTTGACCTACCAAGCCGACTGCGGCCACCCCAGCGGCGACAACCTGCCCCTGTGCACCTCGTGCACCGCGACGCTCGTGAAGGAGCTGCGCGCCGTGCCCGGTGTCGTCGCCGACCTGGCCGTCGCCACCGCCCGCCTCGACCGGATGAGCTCCGGGCGCAACGGCGGCCGCAGCAGCGAGGCACCATTGCCGATGCGCACCGACATCACCCGCCGCCTCGACGCCCTCGGTAACACGCTCACCACCTGGGCCCGCGTGGTCGCCGAGCACGAGCACATTGCCATCGTCGTCAGCGTGCTGCAACGCCTGGTGCTCGACGAGCGCGGCGAGACGTACGAGCGCACCCAACCCGACCGGATCTCGCACGGCAAGATCATCACCGGCGAAACCGTCACCGTGCTGCGCCACCCTGCCGAGCTGTCCCTGCTGCCCGTCACTTCCGCCGAGGTGTGCGCCCTGTGGCTCTCGCGCCAACCCCAAGCCCTACGGTCATTGCCGGCCGCGGTCGAGGCATACGACACCATCACCGACGTCATCGCCTCAGCGCGCATGGCCGTCGACCGCCGAGACCTCGTCTACGCCGGGCCCTGCAAGGCGTGCGGGCACGACCTGTACATCGACCGCGGGGTGGACACACTGCGCTGCTCGTACTGCTCCGCCACCTACGACGCGCGAGATGTGAGCAGGTTGCTGCTGGAGCAAACCTCCGACGCGCTGTGCACCCGCGAGGAAGCCATGGGTGCCGTGCACGCCTACAAAGGCCAGCGCATCCCTGACAGCACCTGGCGCACCTGGCGGCAACGCGGCCAGCTCACCCCCCGAGCCTGGCAACACGGCGAGCAGATCACCGACCACTGGCTGCACCGCGATGACCCGCCCCTGTTCCGTCTTGGCGACGTGCTCGCGCTGCTCGACAAGGCACCCCGGCCCAAGCATCGAACCATCTACCGCCAATCAGTGAGAAAGTGAGACGATGACCAAAGTGAGCACTGCGCAGCGGGTCATCGACGAGATCGACGCCCTGATCGACGAGCAGATTCGCGCCGGCGAGCCCCGGAACGGCTACGACTTCGATGACCCCGACTTCCCCGAGTGCCGCTGTGGGCTGAACTGGCACGGGCTGCCCACCTTGGTCTGTCCTGGCTCGGATACCGAGGGGCCGCTCCGGCCGACTGTCGTCGTCGAGGCATTCACTGCTATCGCACAGGCGGACGGGCAGATGGCGCAGCAGTTCGCTGAATCATGGTCTCGGCTTGCTGAGTCTCTGGCAAGGTCTCGGCTTGCTGCTGAGTCTCTCGCATCGAATTGCGACCCTCTGGAGTTCGAGCGATTCCATCTGGACCAGTGGGTAGCGAGTCACGACTGGCAAGCGGAGACTCGCGAGGAACCAGAGTTGCCCGACGTGGTGTCAACGACCGTCATCAGGGTCACGCTCGAAGACCTGGGCCAGCGCGACATTAGGTACACGATGAACAACCCATGGACTGACGACGGCGTCACCCTCTCGCGCAGGCGGGCGCGCCGACCGTAGCCCTCGACTTGACATGCAGAGTTGACAAGTGAGACGCTGCGCTTTGTAGGTCGGTTGAGGTGACCCAACCTCCTGAGCCTGCGATCCTCCACACTCCTCATCGAGGTCGCTCCATGGACGCTGCCGATGCGCTTGCCCAAGCCCTGATGCTCCGCCCGGGCGACTCCTACGCGATTGTCGTGATCGCCGACCTCGCCGCGGCCGGGTATGTCCTGGTGCACCTGCCGACCACGGAAGAAGCCGAGAGGGCCATCTGTCATCAGCAGTGGCACGCCGAGCGGCGGCACCGCGAGTGGTTCGACGCGCAGGCCGTCCTCGACCTGATCCGAGGGAGGCCGTGATGCTGGACCGCAGACTCACACTGCCTGAGCTCGACATCGAGATCGCCCGGGCGGTGGAGCAGCGCGCCATCGCCTTGGATCTGGGCAGCTTCACCGCCTACGACGAGCAGGACCACAAGATCGACCGACTCCTCGCGCAGCGGGCACTACGCGAGGAGAAGGCGTGATGGATCTCAGGCAGGTCGGCGGGCCCGCACAAGACCTCGCGAAGGCGATGTACGAGGTGAGGTCGGCGGGGATGCGCGGCGCCGACGCTCTGGCCGTGCTGAAGTCGGCGGCCCTCGGGGCTGACACCGAAATCCCACCTCCAGATAGGGAGCAACCGTGAGCGCTGGCCTGCGAGGTACCAACTGCGCTGGAGCGGTCACGTTGCGCAGCGTTGGATGGAACGGCGATGGATACGACCGGCTGGAAGTCATGGACGCGCCGCCACGCGCCGTCTTTGCCCGCGAGTGTCTCGAATCCGCCTTCTACGACTACCTGACGGTCACAGACGACCTGATTCGGCTGCAAGCCGACAACGGAGTGTGGGTCTACCGGATCACCGGCTACGACCCATCGCGCGACTGCTACGACGCGGAGTGGGTGTGATGGACCTCGACGACCACTGGGCCACCGTCATCGACTGGCGTGAGCACCGAGCAACAGAACTGCCCGACTGGGCGATCGCGATCATCTTCATACTGGAGGCAATCATGGACGAGCAAGGCCAGATCAACGCCGACACCTCAGCTATCAACGATGGGCTGTCGGCCATCGAAGCGGAAGTGGCCGCACTGAAAGCACAGCCCGCCGCCGCGCAGCTCGACCTGAGCAAACTCGACGCCGTGGTTTCCCGCGTTCGGGGCGACGTTGCCGCTCCTGCAGCGCCTCCCGTTGCTGCACCGCCTGCACCGGCGCAGCAGCCCGCCGGTACTCCCGCGCAGCCAGCACAGGCACCAGCGGCCAACCCGGCGCAACCCGGCGCCGCAGCGACCACACCAGTGGCCACCGACGTCAACGGCGCCCCGGTGCAACCACCGGCATCAGGCGAGGCCCCCGCACCGGTACAGCAAGCACCGGCCGTCAACGGTGGCATCGGTGGCGCAACCACCCCGCCGTCGCAGTCAGCACCGCCGCAGGTGCCATCGGCACCACCTGCTACCCAGTAAGGCGCTGACCCCTCAGTGCGGCCGCTACCGGACGACTGGCCACCGCTGGACTACGAATCGGATAGCGACATTGGCGTCCATCTCCTCATGTTCCTAGCGGCGGTAATAGGAATCCTTACGGCGATGGTTGCGTTTGGGTACGTACTGATGAGCGTCGTAGGGGGTCTCTAATGCCTAGAGGTGGGGGCCACAAGGGGGTCGTGTTCTCCGCTGTGGCCCGCGAGCACATGTCCGCGGCACGGCGCGGCAAGCACCACGCGCACAAGGGTGCCCACGTGCATCACGTCAGCCACGGAGCTCATGTGCACCACGCGCCGCACCACCGTCGGGGCGGTAATCACGGCAACCACAGGCACAAGGGGCACTAGCGGTGAGCAACGCCTACACCCGCTTCAACGAGCGGGCAGCCGCGAAGGTATCCGACGCGGTGGGAACGATGACCACCGCGTATGTATTCGCCGTCCTCGCGTTCGTGGGCGGATTCCCCGGCCTACTGCCCGACACGGCTCAGAAGTACGCGCTGTGGGGATCGACGGTATTCCTGCAGCTCGTGCTGCTGTCCATCCTCGGCGCCTCCACGAAACGCAACAGGGCAGCGGTCGAAGACGTGCACGCGGCCGTCTCGGTGGAGCACGCGAAACAGCACCTGTTCCGGCGCAGCATCCGCGACCACAACGGCATCCCACAACCAGAGGTCTAGCTCAAATCTGACAACCACCCGGGGGGGTTAGCGGACTGAGCGGGCACCAAGCCACTTGGAAGCCAGCCCGCGAGCCAGCCAACCCGAGAACCGCCAAACCACCAAGGCCGAACCCTGAACCCACCAAGGCGGAAACCCCCATGGCAGGCAGGCGCCGCACCACCTACACCCGCACCACCACCCAGCGTGGCCTCGGCTGGCCACACCGCCAGCGGGTAGCCGAGCTCAAGGACAGGCACCTACCAGGAACACCATGCCGACGATGCGGCTACCCCATGTGGGACGCTGCCACCCTCGACGGTGGGCACGCTGACGGCCAGGAGCGGGCACGCGGTGGTGATGCCCTGCCCGACGCGCTGGAGCACCGGCACTGCAACCGCTCCGCTGGTGCCACCTACGGCCACACACTCAGGGCAGCCAAGCGGACACCCGCGGCACCCCTGCTCACCAGCAGGCGGTGGTAGGCACGCGCTGTCGGACAGACACGGGCGCTGACCGACAGGCAGGTAGGCAAGGCACGGCGACCAACCAGACCAACCACCCGGCACCTGCCACCGGCACCCGCCAGCCAGCCGGGTACCCGACAACTTGACCATCGCGTTCCATGCATAAATATCCAGAGCAGCGGTCAAGTTGACCGGACTGGCCATCGGTTTGGTTTTTTGGTACGCGACGGCGCTGTGACCGCACGCAGCAGCCTCGTTTCTCTCCCCAGCACATTCCAAACCGGCCAAGACTGCCCTGGAACGCGCAGAACCGCAGGTCAGACTGCATAAAACGGGGGTGGTTGTGCATACTTCCTCACCGCTGCTCAGACCGGCTCGTCTCAGCGCCCGCGGTAAGGCGTTGTGGACCGAGCTGTCGGATGGCCGCAGCTTCGATCCCGCCACCGCGGTGCTTGTCGCCGAAGCGTGTCGGATCGTGGACCGGCTGGAGAAGCTCGACGGGATCCTGCGCAGCCGGCGTACCGAGTGGGTGAAGTTGGCCGAGCAGGTCGAGGGCCAGGACGTGTCGATCGTGATGGACGGTGCGCTGTCGGAGTCCCGGCAGCAGGCGCTGGCGCTGCGCACCATCTTCGCCCACCTGGGCACCGCGAAACTGGGCTCGACCATCACAGCAGAGGGCGGAGGCACTTTCCTTGACAAGCTCGCTGCTCGCCAGGCCGACCGGCAGTCGGACACCTCGGCTCGCTAGTACCCCGCCGTTCTTCGACGGCTCCCTCGGCGGTGACGCCGTCGACCTTGCCGACTACGCAGGGCTGCACCTGGACCCTTGGCAAGCGGACGTCCTGCGGGACTCGCTGAACCGGCGGGTCGGCGGCAAGTGGGCGGCGCTGGAAGTCGGGCTGGTCGTCCCGCGGCAGTGCGGCAAGGGGGCCATCATTGAGGCCCGACAGCTCACGTCCTTGTTCTTGACGAGGGATGCGCAGTCGATCTACTCGGCCCACCAGTTCAAGACTTCCAAGACGATGTTTCGCCGCATCAAGCAGTTGGTGCGCCAGACCCCCGAACTCCACAAGCTGACCGGCGGTAAGCACGACACCTCGGGCACGCCGGTTGGCGGTCTGTACCGGCAGAGCAACGAGGAGACCGGCATCGAGCTGCTCACCGGTGAGCGGCTGAACTTCTTTGCGCGCTCCGGTGGATCGGGTCGTGGTTTCACCGGGGACACCATGATCTTCGACGAGGCGTACGACCTCGACCCGGACATGATCGCCGACCTGCTGCCCACGCTGAGCGCGGTGAGCAACCCGCAGGTTTGGTATGTGTCTTCCGCCGGCATGGACTCCTCCGAGCAGCTGGCCGCCATCCGAGAGCGTGGCATCGCTGGCAATGAGCCGCGGCTGATGTACCGGGAGTGGTCGGCACCGGACGACGCGGACAGCGACGACGAGGCAGTGCTGCTCGCCTCGAACCCGGGGATCGAGTGCGGCCGGCTGGGGCTGGACTTCATCCAGCTCGTAGAGCGCCCGGGCATGACCGAGGACCGCTTCCGCCGGGAGCGTCTGGGGATCTGGCGCCCGCCCGCCACGGTCGAGGTGGCAATTTCGGCCAACGACTGGAACGCGCAGAGCGATCTGGACAGCCGTCTGCACAGCCGCATGGTGTTCGCCGTGGACATGACGGGCGACCGCTCGACCACAGCCATTTCGGTGGCGGGGCTCCGCGAGGACGGCGCCTATCACGTGGAGGTCGTCGAGTACCGGCCGAACACCGACTCGTCGTGGGTGGTCCCGTGGCTGGTGGAGCGGAAGGCGGCGTGGAACCCGCTGGGCATCGTGATCCGCCCGGGCTCGCCCGCAGGATCGTTGCTGCCGGACCTCGCGGCGGTGGGGATCGAAGCCATGCAACCGGGGACGACGGCGGTGGTGCAGGGCTGCGGCGCCCTCTATGACGCGGTGATGGGCCACAGGCTGTGGCACATCGACCAGCAGCCTCTCACTGTTGCGGTGGGCCGGGCGACAACCAAGTCGATGGCCGGTGCGTGGGCGTGGGATTACACCAGCGGAGTGGACATCACCCCGTTGGTTTCGGTGACGCTCGCACTGTGGGGGTACTCGGTGAAAGCGGCCGAGGTCAAAGACGTTGCGGCGTCCGTGTGGTGAGGCGGGTCAAAGAGGGAGCCGTCACGGTGTTGGTGGCGTTCCTGGCTTTCTTCGTCCTCCGCGGCCGGGTCGCCCTCGCGGTGGTGGCGTGCGGCCTGATCACCGCCGGGGTGGCGCTGTGGTCCATCCCGGCCGCCCTGATCACCGCTGGTGCCCTGTTACTCGCCGACCGACTGACTGACCCGAGGAGGTAACCCGGTGGGAATCCTCTTCGGTGGTGGTGTTCGCGAGAAGCGCGCCGCAGGTGGGTGGACCGGCGAGCCGATCATCTCCCCGATTCGCGGCACCGACGTCAACGGTGCGACGAACGTGGCGAGCAACCCGGACCAGGCCCTGCAGGTGTCCACCGTGTGGTCGTGCGTGAGCCTGTTGGCCCGAAGCGTGTCGATGCTGCCGTTGGAAACGTTCCGCATGCAGGGCGACATTCCGATGCGGGTCACCGATCCGAAGCTGATCACCACACCGAGCCCGACCATGACGCAGTCTGAGTGGTTGCACATGCTGATGGTCTCGGCGACCATGCGGGGCAACGTGTTCGGTGAGATCACCGACCGCGATGGCAACGGCAACGCCACGCAGGCCACCATCCTCAACCCGGACGCGGTCAACGCCGACCCGGACCCCAACACCGGCGACCTGGTCTACAAGTACGGCGCGAAGCAGCGGGTGATCCCGCCGCAGAACATGTGGCACATGCGCGGCTTCACCCTGCCGGGCAAAAAGGTCGGGCTGTCGCCCATCGCCTACGCCGCGGCCACCATCGACATCGACATCAGTTCGAGGAAGTTCGCCGGCGACTTCTTCCACGGCGGGGGTATCCCGAAGGCGGTCCTGACGTCGGACCAGGAGATCAACCAGACGCAGGCCACCACCATCAAGGAGCGCCTGCTCGCGGCCACCCGCAACCGGGAGCCGATCGTGCTCGGCGCGGGTCTGGGTTATCACGCGCTGGGGGTGACTCCGAACGAGTCGCAGTTCCTGGAGACGCAGCGCGCGAACGTGTCGCAAATCGCCCGGTATTTCGGGGTGCCGCCGGAGATGGTAGGTGGGTCCGCTGGCGGGTCGATGACCTACGCGAGCGTGGAGATGCGTTCGATCGAGTTCTTGACGTTCTCGCTGGCGTGGTGGCTCAAGCGCATCGAAGATGCCATGTTCCCGCTGATGTCGCAGGCCGCGTTCGTCAAGTTCGACACCGAAGCGTTGCTGCGCACCGACGCGGAGACCTCGGCCAAGACCACGGTCCAATACCTGGCGGGCAAGGTGATCACCCCGACCGAGGCCAGGGCGAAGCGGAACATGGCGCCGATGACGCTGGACCAGCGCAAGGAATCGAACATGGTCCCGTTGTCCATCACCCCGCTGGGCGCCGCGAAGGCCGAGCCGAACCTCAAAGAGCTGCCGTACGGGGTGCCTCCGATGCCGCCGCCGTCCGCTGAGCCTGTCGACAACGAAGGAGCCCCCGCCAGTGTCCTCTGACATCGCGAGCCGAGGTGCCCTCACGGGGGCACCGGAATCCCGGTCGTACCCCGCTAAGTTCGAGGTGCGAAGCGCGGGTGGTAGCAAGGTTGAGCTGCGCGGCTACGCCAGCACCACCGAGCAGCCCTATCCAATGTTCGACATGTTCGGCGAGTACTCGGAGGTTGTCCGCAAGGGCGCGTTCGCTCGGACGACGCAGGTCGGTATGTCCGACGTGGCATACCTGAGCAATCACGAGGGCCTCACCATGGCCCGCACCGCATCGGGAACACTGAAGCTGGACGAGGACGATACCGGCCTGTTGGCGGTCGCCACGGTCAACACAGCCCGCAGCGATGTCCGCGACCTGGTGACCGCCATCGAGGACGGCGACGTGGACCAGATGAGCTTCGGGTTCCGTGTCGTCCGCCAGGAGTGGTCGCCGGACTACGAGGAACGCGCCTTACTGGAGCTGAACCTGGACCGGGGCGATGTGTCGGCGGTGAACTTCGGTGCGAACCCGTCGACCAGCATCAGTGCTGTGCGCGCGTTCCGTTCGATGAAGCCCGCGAAGCTGCAGCGCATGGCCATCGACATTCGCGAGGGCAACACCCTGGACACGGCCACTCTCGAGACCTTGTCCCGCATGGTTGCAGCGCTCGCCACGGACGAGGAAGCCCGCTCCGTGGCGCCGAAGCCGGCCGAGAACGATGCAGCCGAGGTGCTGCAGGCCGCCGCCTACGTCGAGACGTTGCGGCTGCTCCACGAGCACGACCAGGAGTCGCGCGCATCCTGATCTACCCCCATTCTTCCGCCCAGCCCGATGCTGCGCGGATCGCTGTGCTGCTCGCACGCCGGAACCCTGCGCCGGAACTCCTCCACCCGGGGTCACCACCTGAGACGCCATCACGGCATGTCCCTTTGCACCATTTCGTCCCGAAAGGACATCGCTATGACCGCTCGAAACCTGATCGGGTACCGCCGTAGCGGCGCCCCGATCTACCTGTGCGCTGGTGGCGCCCCCACCCCGCAGGAGATCATCGAAGCCCGCCTCGCCGAGATTCGCACACAGATCACCGCCGCCGCGGAAGCCCGCGGTGCCCTCCTCGAAGCTGCTGCCGGTGAGAAGCGCGGCCTCACCGACGAGGAGAAGGTCTCCCACGCCGACTACAGCGCCACCCTGGCCACCCTCGGCGAGCAGACCACGCCCCTGCAGGAGCGACTCACCGAGATCGCCGACCTGGAACGCCGCACGAAGCTCGACAATGCCGCCCGCGCCAACTCGGGCATTCCCGAGGGTGGGGCGCAGGTCACCGAGCCGGCCGTCTACCGCCGGGGCGACATCAACGGGGCCTCGTTCTTCCGTGACATCGCGGATGTCAGGTTCAAGGAGAACGCCTTCGAGGCTCGGGATCGGCTGCAGCGGCACTCGTTGGCCATGGCCGCGGAGCAGCGCGCGTTGGGCAACACCGGCGCTACCGGCGGTTCTGGTGGAGAGTTCGCGCCGCCGAAGTGGATGGTCGAGGACTACATCAAGCTGGCCCGCCCGGGTCGGGTTGCCGCGGACCTGTTCAAGCACGTCGATGTACCCGCGGGTGTGTCGAGCGTGGACTACCCGAAGATCGCCACCGGGACCACAGTGGCCCCGCAGACCATGCAGAACTCGGCGCTGGCTCAGACTGACCTCACCACCACGTTCGTCTCGACGGGGTTCACCTCGGTCGGCGGCAAGCAGGTCGTGAGCCAGCAGCTTTTGGACCAGTCGGCGATCAACTTCGACGACGTGATCACCGGTGACCTGATCGCGGCCTACGCACAGCAGGTCGGTGCGCAGGTGCTCAACGGGGCAGGCGTGGGCGCCAACAACAACGGGGTCGTCAATGGTCTGAACAACGCCACAGTGGCGAACACCCTCGCGGTGACCGCTCAGACGGCGCTGAACTTCTACTCGAAGAGCCTCGGCTTGCTCGCCGGGTTCGCGACGACCCGCTTCCTGCCCGCCACCTGCTGGCTGATGCACCCCCGGCGCTGGTTCTGGCTGATGAACCAGACCGACACCACCAACCGACCCTTGGTGGTGCCCACCGCGGTGGCCTACAACCCCATCGCCCAGACCGACGACCCGGCCGCCGTCGCCGGCAATGTGGGGACCTTCCTGGGGCTGCCCGTCTACATCGACCCGAACATGGGTGTGACCTTCGGTGCAGGTAACAACGAAGACCGGGTCTACCTGCTCAAGCAGGACGACCTACTCCTGTTCGAGTCCAGCTTCCACATCGAAATGTTCCGGGAGCCCTACGCCGATTCGATGGGAATTCTTTACCGGATCTACAGCTACCTCGGCACCCTGTTGAACCGTCAGGCAGCCTCGATCGCGACATTGACCGGGCTGACCGCGCCCGCGTTCTGATCGTTCTGATCGTCTGAGTCCTGGGGCATGACTTCCTAAACTGCCCCACCCCTACTGCACGAGAGAAGGAGCTTTCCTCATGGCTGTATACGACTCTCCGGCACTACCGGCGCAGGCCGCGGCAGGCGCCGACGCGAACGTGGTCGTCGCCACGGTCGAGCCCGCTGACGGGCAGGGCCAGGGCGTGGGCAACATTGTCGTGACCCCACCGGCCGGGTTCGTCACGGTGACGGGTGTCGCGACGAACAACGCGAGCGTCAACCTTCGCCAACTCCGCGGCGGCGCGGTGGTGGCCACGTTCGCCGCCCTCACCCTGAACGCGGGGACCAACCTGGTCGCGGAAACTCCGCTGTCCGTCCCGGTCACCGCACCGCCGAACCTGCAGACCAACGACGTCATCGACGCCGTTCTGCACCAGAACGGCACCGGCCTCGCTGTCGGCGCGGGCGTCATCGTCACCATCGGCATCAACTAGCTCGAAGGAGTACAAGATCATGGCTGAAGATCACTTCAAAGGCGGCGAGCACGAAGGCCGTCTGGCCCGCGACGCTGCGGATGCCCGCAAGCTGCACCACCTGGCGTCGGCTGACCCCGAGCCGGAACGTGGCGACGGCACGCTGACCGGACCGGCGCACGAGGAGAAGTACGGCCTCGAACGCGCCGAAGCGTCCGCGCAGGCGTGGCGGGACCGGGGTGTGCACCCCACCGAGAACCGTGCCCTGGTGGACGACGAGGACGGCGCGGAGAACCTCCGTGGCGCCGAGGTGCCGGGCGTGCTGGAAACAACCGCAGCGGCGAAGCCGGCGCAGACGGCAGACGCACCTCGCCCGGGCACTGCGGCGACCGCACCGAGCGCGTCCTGATCGCCAGCACAGGGGGGTGGTTGAGAGGTCACCCCCCTGTGCTGCGCCCAAACTGAACAAAGGGAGTCCTGATGCCCGACCTGGTTGACCTCGCGGCGGTCAAGGACGCCCTGAACCTCGACCAAGGCGACACCACGCATGACCCCGAGATACAGCGGTACATCGCCGCAGCGACACCGCAGATCGAGTACATCACCGGGCCGGTGCTGCCGCGGCCGGTGACCGAGACGCATCGCTGTTGGGGTTCCTCGCGGATCGTGCTGCGCCAACCCCCAGTGCTGTCGGTGGACTCTGTCGTCGAGTACCTGGGGCTGTCCGCCTACGCGCTGACTGCGCAGGCGCCCGGTACCACGCGCAACAACTACGGCTATGTCATGGACTTTCCCGAGACGGGCGTCCTACGGCGGGTGTCGTCGGTGGGCACCGAGATGTCGTTCCTGGGCAACGCCGTCGTGGTGGGCTACACCGCCGGGTTGGTGTCGATCCCCCCTGACATCTACCTGGCCGCGCTGGAGGACATCCGCGGTCTATACCAGCAGTCGCAGCAGGGCGGCGGTGGCCGGCGCTTCGGCGGCGGCGGTGAGGACTCCTTCTCGGCCGGGCCCATCCTCCTGTTCCCGCGGGTGCAGGCGATCCTGGAGCGGGCTGTGCGCACACAGTCCATCGGATGACCGCCCCCCTCGGCACGACCACCGTGCCCGCAGCGAAGGCCTACCTGTTCACCTTGCTCAGCGCGCAGCTGGCCGGTGATGGCCGAACGAGCCTGAAGGTGTTCTACGACGACCCGGGCACTGACATCCTCGACGACATCGTGGTGGTCGGGAAGATGGCCAACCGGGTCTCGAAGCCGTACACGATGCGCGGGTCGATGACCGGTCGCGGGTCGATGTGGGAGACCTACGACATCGAGGTCGTGGTGTCCTGCTACCGCGGCGGCGACCAGCCGCAGCACGTTTACGAGCGCGCATGGTTGCTGGCCACGCAGATCGAGTCAGCGGTCCGCGCCGACCCTTCGCTGGGCGGTCTGGTGACGCTGGCCTTCCCGGCGCACTCCAGCGACGACCCGAAAGAAGAGAGCGAACAAATGGGCCGGTTGGTGGACATCACCCTCGGCATCACCATCGAGTCCGACTTCTAGGAGACGCAAGTGAAACTCACCTACATCGGCGAGCCCGACATGGTGTACCCGACCCTCGGCCTGGAGCCAGTGCCAGGCCAGGACTACGACCTCGACGAGGCACCCCTGGACGGCCGCTGGGCCACGGTGGGCACCGACCCGACGCCCATCACCCCCGACAAGCCAGACCCGGCCGAGCCCGCACAGACGGCCGGAAGCAGCCCGCCGCCCGCACAGGAGCCCGCCGCTGCGGCTGAGGCGCCCGCTGAGCCTGCCGCGCAACCCGCGGCGCCCTCTACTGCACCGGCTGCTGCCGATCAGCCAGTGACCACCACCGACGCAGCAACCATGGGAGCCTGACATGCCTCTACCCACGTACCGCACCCTTGTGGGCATCGCGAAGGAAGTGACCCAAGGTGTGCCGGTCGCCCCGGTGGACTTCATCGCCGTCACCGCCGACCCGAAGCCGAACATCATGCAGACCTACCTGGCCGACAAGGGGTGGCGCGGATCCGCCACGGCCCTGTTCGGCGAGGTGCTCGGGCAACGCAAGGCCGAGATCAGCATCGACGGCAACGTCGACCCGGCCCTCATCGGCTACCAGCTGCAATCAGTGCTCGGCGACGTGGTGACTACTGGTGCTGCGGCGCCGTTCACACACGCCATGTCGCTGCTGAATACCGGCCAGCAGCAACCGGGTGGGTACACCATCACCGACTACGACGGCGGGCAGGCCAACCAGTACGCCGCAGCGCGGTTCTCCGACCTGTCGATCAAGTTCACCGCGGACGGGTTGCTGTCCTACACCAGCAAGGCCACCTGCTGGGCACCGGCCGTGTACGCCACCGCCCTGGCACCGAGCTTCTCCGCTGCGCAGCCGATCGCGTCGTGGGTGGGTGTCGCCCAGATCGCCGGGGCACCGAACACCGCCATCATCGACGGCACCATCGACCTGAAGCGCACCGTCGAGGCCATCCAGACCGTGGACGGCAACCCGGACCCCTACAAGATGTGGTCGGGGTTGCTGGCCGTGTCCGGGAAGCTGAACTTGATCTATGAGGACCAGTCGGCGATGACCGACTACCTCACCAACGTGCAACCAGCCCTGGATCTCGTCTGGACGCAGGGCACTTCCTCGCTGCGCCTGCACATGTCGAAGGCCGCGTTCACCAAGGGTGACGTGATCCGCGGCAAGGACTACGGCACCGTCTCGGTCACGTTCGAGGCACTGGCCAACGTCACCGACGTCGGCGCGTCCGCCGGGTTCTCCCCCATCAAGGCCACCCTGATCAACGCCAAGGCAGCCGGGACGTACGTCTGATGCGCGTCGAGTTCGACGGCGGGTGGGCGAACATTCGCGACCCCCGCAAACTGCCCGGGCGGCTCTCAGAGTCCATCGAGGACGTGCAGATCAGCCTCATGGCCACCAAGGCCGGCGAGCACCTCACCGACGAATCGAAGTCGGAGGAGTTCCAGGCGCTTCCCCCGGTGCAGCAGATGCGAATCGTGGGAGTGGAGGGCTTCCAGGCGTTCCGCGAGCTGATGTACGTCACGGTGTGCGCCTACGTCACCGAGTGGGAGTACGAGGGCGTGCCCCAACCGCCCACCCGGGAAGCGTTCGCCGAGGTGCCCGCACCCGTCACCAAGACGATCTCCGACAAGATCGGGGAGGTCGTCAAGGCCACCGGTGGGACCACGGTGAACACCGAGCCGACCCCGGACATGGCGACCCCTTCGGTGCCCTCCAGCGTCTGAGGCAGTCCCTGGAGGGCCACCAGATCGACGCCCGTGATCTGCCGTACTGGGTGCACCGCAGCGTCCGCCGCCGCGCGCTGCTGCTGCTGGGGGTGTCCCTGAGGGAGCAGGCGGAACTGCCCGCCCGCGAGCTGTCCGAGCTGCTCACCGTCCATGCCGTGTACATCGCCGAGGAGAACCGGCGCAACGAGGAAGCCTCGAGGGGGTAGCTGTGATCGGTGGTGTGCACATGATTACCGAGCCCTACAACGCGGCGATGCTGGACCTGCGGCGCATGTCCGACCGCTCGTGCATGTGGGCGTTGCGCGAAGCGGGGCGGCAGACGAAACGGGCTGCTCGCCGGAACGTGCGGGTCCGCAGCGGCGCGCTGCGGGATTCCATCGGTGCCGGGAAGCTGAAGACGGTCAGCCCCCGCAACTACCGCATCACGGTCGGCCCGCGGGGCGGTCACACCTTCGCCTACGCCGCCAAGATCGAGGCGCTCGATCACCACACGCAGCAGGCCTATGACCAGGTTGCCCCGAAGTTCAAGGACATTCAGGAGGCCGCGATGAACCGCGTCGTGGCGAAGTACAGCAAGCTATGAGCGTCCCCGTATTCGTCGAGTTCATGGCGGGCACAGCGGGTTTGGATGCCGGGCTCGGCTCGATGATGGCCAAGATGCAGGGCGTCAAAGCCGAGTCCGAGGCGTCGATGGCCGGTGTCGGCAAGCTCGGCACCGCTCTGTCCGTGGGCGTTGTGGCGGCTGTCGGCGCGGTGGCCTTCGAGGGCGTGAAGATGGCAGGCGATTTCCAGCAGTCGATGACCAAGCTCGCGACGACTGCGGGTGAGTCGCAAGACAACCTGAAGATGGTCGGCGACGGCATCTTGAACATGGCCGGGCAGGTGGGGTTTTCAGCCCAGGACCTCGCGAAGGCCATGTACACGGTGGAATCCGCCGGGTTCCACGGGGCGGACGCCCTGAACGTCATGAAGATGGCTGGGGAAGGTGCTTCTGAGGAGCAGGCCAACCTGGGGCACGTCACCGACGCGGTGACCACCGCGCTGCACGACTACCACATGCCCGCATCCGAGGCCGCGAACGTCACGTCGCAGCTCATTACCGCGGTGTCGCACGGCAAGACGACCTTCGACGAGCTGACCGGGGCCATGCACTCGGTGACCCCCATCGCCGCCGCGGCGCATCTGTCCCTTGCCGATGTATCCGGCGTGCTGGCCTCGATGACCGCCTCGGGCATGAGTGCAGACCAGGCCGGGCAAAACCTGGGGCACACCATCCAACGATTCTCCGGCGGCGGATTGACGCAACCCATGATCAAGGAATTGGCTGCGGTTGGCATTACAGCGCAAGACCTGGTGAACAATCTGGGCGACGAACCTGGCAAAACAGGGCTGGCCGCCACCTTGCAGCAGGTCTCGACGGCAATTCTGACCAAAATGGGACCATCGGGAACGGTCCTGCTGGACACGATGAACCAGTCAACCCAGGCGGGTCACGACGCGGGTCGGATGTTCGAAGCCCTGCCCCCGGCCGCACAGAAGGTCGCCAAGGCAATCGGCGACAATACCCTCGCGTACAAAGACTTTCGCAAGACCGGCGCCGGGCTGGACGTGGAGCAGCGAACCCAGGTGTCACAGTGGGCGGCCCTGCACGACAAGGCGGTGGGATTCTCTCAGGCAATCAAGTCCGGAAGCATCGACTCGCAGAACTACGTCACCGCGCTGGCAAAGGCGACCGGTGGACAGGAAGCTCTCTCGGTCATGCTGCAGACCACCGGCGAGAACGCCGCTGGGACGAACGCCGCGATCAAGGACATCGCCGGGTCCAGCGCGCAGGCGGACGGCAACATCAAGGGCTGGGACGAGGTGCAGCGCAACTTCAACAAGGCGATGACCGATCTGCACAACACTATCGGCTCCCTCGTCACCAAGCTCGGCATCGAGCTGCTGCCCACCGTCACCAAGGTGGCCGAGGGTTTCAAGACCGGGATCACCTGGGTGACCGAGCACAAGGCCGCGATGATCGCCCTGGCCGCAGTGATCGGTGGCGCGCTGATCGTGGCGCTTGCCGCCCTGTCCGTGGCCTTGTGGACCATCGCCACGAACCCGGTGACCCTGACCATCGAGGCCATCATCGCCGCGGTGGTGCTGCTGTCTGCGGGCATCTACGAGCTCTGGACCCACTGGCACCAGATCTGGGGCTGGATCACCGGCCAGGTCACGGCCGCCAACCAGCAGATCCTCGGCGCCTGGAACGACGTGAAGAACTGGACGGTGAGCATCTGGCACGCCGTCACCGCCTACCTGGTGGGCGCGTGGAACGACATGACCCATGCGGTGATGACCGGGGTGCACGCAGTGGTCGATCCTGTGGTCGGCGCGTGGCACGACGTGCAGAACTGGACGGTCTCCGCGTGGAGCGCCATGACTGGCTATCTGGTGGGCGCCTGGAACGACATGACGCACGCCACCGCCACCGGATGGCACGCCGTGGTCGACCCTGTCGTCGGCGCCTGGCATTGGGTCGAGGACATCACGTCTACCGTGTGGAACGGGATCACGGCGTTCTTCCAGAAATGGTGGCCGCTGCTGCTGGTGATCTTCGCCCCGCCCATCGCCTTGCTGCTGGGAATCTGGAACCACTTCCATGAGCAGATCACTGCTGTGGTCGTCGGCGTCTGGAATGGTGTCAAATCCTTCCTGTCCGACACCTGGAATTGGATCACGGGCACCGCCCAGTCGGCGTGGAACCTGCTCCGCGACTACATCGTCAACCCGATCACCGAGGCCGCCCGATGGGTGGACGACAAGATTGGCGCGCTGGTCGGTTGGCTGGAGACCAAGTGGTCGCAGATCAAGGCCACGGCCGAGCTGTCCTGGCGCATCATCCACGACACGATAATGGCCATTGTGGACAGCACGGTGGGCTGGCTCATGGACAAGTGGAGCGCCGCCACCGGCTGGCTGTCCGGCAAGTGGAACGAGATCGTCGGTATCGCCCGAGGGGTCTGGACCGCCGCCTACAACGATGTGGTCGGCGTCTGGAACGACATCGTGGGCGCCGTGGCGAACGCGGTCGGTCGGGTGCTGGGTGCGATCACCGGGGAGTTCGTCAATGTGCGGCAGGCCATTTGGTCGCCGATCCGCGCCGGAATGGATGACATCGTCGGTATGTTCGGCACCGCCGAGCAGATCGGCAACAACCTGATCATGGGCATGATCCGCGGCGTGAAGGGCGCGGCCGGGCAGATGGTCAACGCCGTGAAGGGGGTCGCCAGCTCCGCCCTGGACGGTGCCAAGGGCCTGCTGGGTATCAGCTCCCCTTCGAAGGTGTTCGCCGACGAGATCGGGGTGCACATCCCCGCGGGCATCGCCCAGGGCATCCTCGCGAACAGCGGCGTGTTGTCCTCCGCGCTCGCCAGCGTCACGGGACCCATCACCGGCCCCCAGTTCTCCGCCGGTGGCGGGCCGGGGGCCACGTTCGGTGCCACGATGGCTGGCGGTGGGCAGCAGCCGATCATCGTGAACATCACCGGCAACTACTACGGGTTCGGCGGTGCTTCGCAGGCCGCCTCCGACATCCGGGACGAGTTGCTGAAGCTGCAGCAGCGCACCCCGCTCGGTTTCAGGGCTTCCTGATGGTGGCACCCCCGAGCTACGCGTGGCCGGTCACGCAGGTGCAGATCGAGTTCGTCGCGGGCACCTGGACCACGATCGGTGGGGTGACCAAGGTGTCGGCCACCCGCGGGCGTCAGTACGAGCTGCAGGCCCCGCAGGCCGGGTCGCTGACCATCACCGTCGACAACTCCAACGGCTTCCTGGACCCGGACGGCACAGGCAGCCCGTACGCGCCGAACGTGCAGCTCGGGAAGCGGATCCAACTGGTCGCGACCCTCGGCGGGTCGTCTTTCACGTTGTGGACGGGATACGTCGAGCGATACCCGCAACGGTGGGGCCCGGGCGGCAACTTCCAATGGACCGACCTGGTGGCGGTGGACATCTTCGCCGTGCTGGCCCAGCAAATCCTCGAGCCGATCTTCTACGAGGAAGTGAAGCTGCTCAACCCACTGGCCTGGTACCCACTCGACGATGCACCGGGCTCGGTGTCCGCAGGGCAGCTCGTGGTGGGCGAGCGCGCCGCCGGGCTGTACATGGGCATCAACTACGACTTCGGTATCCGCAACCTCGTGCTCGGGGTGGCCACCACTGCCCCCGGCGTGAAGGGCAAGACGCAAGCCCAGTTCACGCTGCCGACCTTCGCTCAGGGGTACTCCAACCTGTCGTGCCTGATCCTGCCCGGCACTGCCGCGCACCCGCTGGCGGCGCCGTGGACGGTGGTGATCGGCATGAAGGCCGTCGTCGGGGCGAATACCGCGCGGGGCTGCTTGTGGGCCGCCAGCTCGGAGTTCCACGACCGGCTGGTGCACCTGTACTACGGCCCGGGGTACGGGGGCAACGGGATCTACGCAGTATTCGATGTTGCCGATAACGCCAATTACTACCTGATGGCGACCATGCCCGACGACGGACAGGACCACCTGATCGCCCTGTCCTGCGCGGCGGACGGGTACCACCTGAAGGTCAGCATCGACGGCACTGTCACCGACAACAACGTCTACCTGCCCTCCGTGTCGGGTTCGCCGTACTCGCGGGTGTTCCTCGGCGCCTTCCGCAACTCGGTGAATTCCACGACGGTCAGCAACTTTGTGGGGACGCTGAGCAACTACCTGGTGTTCGGCACCGACCTGATCGCCGACCCGAACAACCCCCTCGGCGGGTACGGGGGCATCGGCGACGCCTACCGCAACGCCGACTACGGCCACGTCACCACGGACCGCTTCCTGGCGATCCGCAAATACTCGCCGCTGCCGAGCGGGCCGGCCACCTACACCGACACCGGCAACTCTGCGATGGGCCTCGCCGACCTGAACGGCAAGACGGTGGCTCAGGCCATGATCGACGTCGGCACCACCGAATCGGGCACCGTGTACGTCAGCAGGAATGGGTTTCCCATTCTGGTGAACCGCCATTACCGGTACAACCCGACGCCCCGATTCACCCTCGGGGAAGCCGACGGGGAGTACCCGTACGAGAACATGGCGTTGGACCACGACACCACTCACCTGGGCAACACGGTCACCGTCACCCAAGCCAACGGGATCGTCGCGAAGTTCACCACGGCGGCCTCGGTCGCCAAGTACGGCACCCGCACCCTGAACCTCACCCTGGACGTGTACGACGCGCAGCAGGCGGTGGACGCTGCCGCCTACCTCGCGCAGGTGTACTCCGAAGCAGACCCCCGGGTGTCGGGGCTGGTCCTGAACATGGCCGCGATGCTCGCCGCGTCGGGCTCGCCGCCGACTCCGCTGCTGGGGTTGGAGCTCAACACCGCGGTGACCATCAACCGGCGCCCGGGGGCGGGGGTCATCAGCAGCCGGGTGTGCTGGGTGGAGCACCTGGCCTACACCATCGATTTCGCCTCCGGGGTGTTCACCATCGCCGTGCAGCTCTCGCCCGCCGACGAGAACCCCTACTTCATCCCCGACGACCCTGTGTACGGGCGCCTCGACGCCGGCAACCGTTTCGCCTACTAGTGTCGCGTGTTTGAAGTTGTTTTACGGTGGGCTTTGGCGAGGATGTCGTCGGCTGTTTTGGTCCAGATGAACGGGGTGCATCGTGTGTTCCAGCCGTCGATGAAGTTTTCGATGGCGGTGA